CAGTTCGTTAAAGACTCATATTAACAAGGAACACAATGCATAAGACAACAGAGATTTTGAGTTCGATAGTGGTGTTTTCAAAATACGCTAAGTACATTCCCAGCTTATCCCGCCGCGAAACCTTTGAAGAAATCATCCAGCGAAACTGTTTGATGCACATGGAACAGTACCCAAAGATCTCCAATGAGATTGCTACGGTGTACAGTAAGTTCGTCATGGAACGTAAGGTTCTGCCTTCAATGCGTTCCTTACAGTTTGGTGGTACTCCCATCTTCAAGGCACCTTCCCGAATCTTCAACTGTGCGTATGCTCCAGCAGAGATGCCCTCGATATTCTCAGAAGCCATGTTCCTCCTATTGGGTGGTACAGGCATGGGTTACTCAGTTCAGAAGCGTCACGTCAATAAGTTACCGCCGCTGGTTGGTACTGACTGGTGTGATCGCCGGTTCCTGGTGGGTGATTCCATTGAGGGATGGGCAGATGCCATTAAGGTTCTGGTGGAATCCTACTTCTATGGTAAGCCACGTCCAAGCTTTGACTTCTCTGACATCCGAGCTAAAGGTGCCGAACTGGTTACCTCTGGTGGTAAAGCACCTGGGCCTGAACCATTGGCTGAGTGTGTGCGAAACGTAGAGAAGGTCTTGAAGACTGCTCTCAAATCCCGTGGAGCCAACACACAGCTTGGAACAGTCGAAGTCCATGACATCCTCTGCTTCATTGCCGATGCTGTTCTAGCCGGTGGTATCCGCCGAGCAGCTTTGATCTGCCTGTTTGATCGTGACGATGAAGCGATGCTGACCTGTAAGCAGGGTGAGTGGTACATCGATAACCCCCAGCGTGGCCGAGCGAATAACTCAGCGGTACTCCCTCGCGGTGAAGTAACTGAGTCAGAGTTTCAGAGCCTATGGAAAGAAGTAGAGAACTCAGGGTCGGGTGAGCCAGGTGTTTACTGGACGAACGATTTAGATTGGGGCTGCAATCCATGTTGTGAAATCGCACTGAAGCCCTATCAATTCTGTAATTTGACCGATATAAATGCAACCAACATCGAAAGCCAAGCGGATCTGGAAGAGCGTGTCAAAGCGGCTACCTTCATCGGAACCATTCAAGCTGGCTACACAGACTTTCATTACCTGAACCCTCGTTGGAAAGCGGTTACTGAAGAAGATGCCTTGATCGGTGTTGGCATGACAGGGATCGCCTCAGGCGCAGTCCTTGGCCTTGATCTGGTGGCTGCAGCAGAAGCAGTCAAAGAGGAGAATGCCCGCGTTGCCAAACTCATTGGGATTAACAAAGCAGCCCGCACCACAACTGTTAAGCCATCAGGAACCAGTTCGCTTGTACTTGGCTCATCCTCTGGCATTCACGCCTGGCACAACCACCACTACATCCGAAGAATGCGAGTGGGTAAGAACGAGGCGCTCTATGATTACCTTAGTGTCCGACATCCGGAGCTGGTGGAAGATGAAGCGTTCCGTCCGGATACTATGGCCGTGGTGTCTATCCCTCAAGAAGCCCCTGAAGGTTCAATCATCAGGACAGAAGATCCCAACGATCTACTAGCGCGTGTCTCTCGGTTCAACACTGAGTGGATAGGCACTGGTCACCGTAACGGTAAGAATGCTCACAACGTATCCTGCACCATCTCAGTCCAAGACGATGAGTGGGACGCTGTAGGTAAATGGATGTGGGATCATCGCCATGAGTACAACGGTATCGCAGTTCTTCCATACCACGGTGGGTCATACGTTCAGGCTCCTTTCGAGGATATCTCTAAGGAAGACTTTGACCGTCTATCTAAGAATCTCCATCAGATTGACCTCACGAATGTCTATGAAGAGCATGACAACACTGACCTAGCGGGTGAAGTTGCCTGTGGTGCCGGTGGCTGTGAAGTGACCTGATCATCTATTAACCCACACCTAAGGAGATCCAAGAGGGTAATCCTCTCGATAACCTTAGGTTTAACTACTAGAGGACTTATGGGTTTATCTGCAAGAGTTTCGCAAGACCTTCTAACAGAACTTGATCTGACTTTCCCTCGCAAATGTCCTGAGCTACATGAAACAGAGCGAGAGATCTTTGCCTATAAAGGGAAGAGAGATCTAATTGAGTTCTTGAAGGCTGTCTTTGAGGAACAGAATGAAAACATCATGATGGAGTAAATACATCTATGTGTATGTCAGCACCTGATATGCCAGAACCGCAAGTTATTAAACCTCCGAAGCCCCCTGCACCTCCTGCACCTCCAGCCACTCAGACATCTGCAGCACAAGAGCAGTCAACACCTGAGTCTCCTAATAAGGGAGATAAGAGTAAGAAGACTGGTCGAAATAGCTTGCGGATTCCAAAGAACCAAGCACGAGGTTTGAATCTGCCTGGGGCTAAAGGAGGAAGCTAATGGCTGATTTCCGTAGTAATAACAACCGTGAAAAGAAAGTCACCACCTCTACCCAGCAACGCCAATACCGTGAAGCTTCCGCTATCGATTGGAACAACCCAGGTTATGGCAGTCTGAAATCAAATCAGACTTATGGTGATGTGGGAAGTACTTATGTGAAGACTCCTAACCCCCTAGAGTTTGAGGGTAAAACCTATGATTATGTAAATGGCGGCGCGTTTGCTAAATGGGATGGTGATGATACTAATCCAAAAATAACTGAGACTTACGCGGCAGGTTCTGTCTACGGGAAAATCAACCGACAGAATAACGGTGTCACTACTTGGGACACTATAAAGTCCACAATGAAGACCGGAACCCAAAGCTTCTCTAATACAAGCTGGAAAGCTAAAGATGGTCGTGATGGTGATTCAGATGATACTGATGAGGCATCTTCAGTTAACCGTAAGAAGAAAGGCCGCAGTGGTCTTCGGATTGCCAAGCAAGGTGATGCTTCTGCCGGACGACTGAAAGGTAAAGGTGATTCAGTTAAGAAGAAGGCGGGCGCTCAAGGTGGTGGTCAGTCTGGTCTAAACATTCCCCGATAGATAATCAATAGGAGTCTCATGCCTGAAGCTCAAACAGCTAAAGGCTTGTACTCTCTTTTGGAACCAAAGCGTAATCCCTTTCTAAGACGAGCTAGGGATGCGTCCAAGATAACTATACCTTCACTCATGCCCGAAGAGGGTCATGGTGGATCAAGCAAATTGAAAACCCCTTTCCAAAGCCTGGGAGCGCGAGGAGTTAATAACTTATCCTCTAAGCTTCTGATGGCTTTGATGCCCCCTAATGCTCCGTTCTTCCGTCTTCGGGTAGATAACCCTGAGATTAAAGAAGCAGCGGAACAATCAGATGCAGTTGCAGATCTTGATAAAGCCCTTGGTGATATTGAGAATGAAGTAACTTCTGAGATTGAGAAGTCTGCTATCCGTGTGTCAGCGGGTGAGGCTCTTAAGCAACTGATCGTATCAGGCAACGTCCTGCTGTATATGAATCCGAAGGGTGGAGCAAAGGTTTTCAAACTGGACAGTTATATAATCCGGCGTGATCCAGAAGGTACGGCCTTGGAGATCGTGGTTCAAGAAACAGTTGACCGCGTTACTCTTCCAGATGAGATTCGACAAGCAATCGATAAACAAGAGAAAGCCAGTTCGGAAACTGCTAAGAAAGAGATCGAACTGTACACACACATCTCACGTAAGACAGACCGCTGGGCAGTCTATCAGGAAGCTAATGGCCTGGTTGTACCTGGAACCCAAGGTGAATACCCTCTCGATAAATCCCCATGGATACCCCTGAGATATACTCAGATTGATGGTGAAGATTATGGACGTGGCTTTGTTGAGGAATATTACGGGGATCTAAGTTCCCTTGAAGCCCTTACCAAAACCATCGTTGAAGGTTCAGCCGCTGCTGCTCGTATCCTCTTCTTGGTGAATCCAAACGGAACCACTCAGAAGAAGACTCTTCAAGAAGCTCCTAACGGTGCAATCCGTTCAGGCAACGCAGGTGATATCACAACCCTGCAGATGGATAAACAAGCTGACTTCAACATTGCCTTTCAGACTATCGGTTCGTTAACCGAGCGACTGTCTTACGGGTTCCTGTTGAACTCAGCTATTCAGAGGAATGCTGAGAGGGTTGGTAAAGTAGCCCTCTATAAACTTCACTAAAACGGTGAAACTCCTGAATAAGGACAATACCGTGCATACAAGGTTAACTCTATGAGAACCGTAGCACTAAATATTCAAGATCTAAAAACACCTCTTAAGTGGGAATACACTATATCGGATACTGGTGTAGTGTATAACGTATCGCGTAAGGTAACTATAAATGGCACATCCATATCAGCTACCAATCGATATAAGAAAATCCACTTAGATAAGTTTCGGACTCTACATCGCTTAGTTGCAGACCACTTTGTCTATAATCCAAACCCAAAAGATTATACCCAAGTAAATCATATAGACGGAGACAGGTGGAATAACTCAGCCGGTAACCTTGAATGGGTTAGTCCTAAACAGAACATGCGCCATGCGTATTCTACTGGACTAAAGACTAACCGAGGGGATATCAATCCCTTTTCAAGATTAACTGAGAGAGCGGTAATCAACATTAGAAGCCTGGCTTTAGCCGGAGTATCCGACCAGTCGATAATTGACCGGTTGAACCTCTGTGTTGGTAGAGGAACCATTAAAAGTGTGAGAACTTATAGATCATGGAAACACGTAGTGTAATGTGTGTGTAACGACTATCCCGAGAGGGAGTAGGCCCAAGTGGGTCGAAACGTGAGGGTGCCGACGGCACAAGATATAGTCTACTCTGTGTGGAAACATACAGCAGTTCATAAGAGAACGGGCTAGGGTTAACGCTCCTAGTTGAATACAACGTACAGCCGAAGAGATTCGCTTCATGGCTAACGAGCTGGAAGCTGCCCTTGGCGGTGTCTACTCGATACTCAGCCAGGAGTTCCAGCTACCGCTAGTTAAGCGACTGATCTATGTCCTTGAGAAGAAGAAGGTAATCCCTGAACTTCCTGAAGGATCTATTAGCCCATCTATCACCACAGGTATCGAAGCTCTTGGTCGAGGTAATGATCTGGATAAGTTGGATATGTTTGTGAAAGGTATGGCAGACATCGTTCCGCCAGAACTGTTAGCTAAATATGTCAACTTCCCTGATTACATGACTCGACGTGCGACTGCCCTGGGTATCAAGACTGACGGACTTATTAACACTGAAGAGCAAGTCCAACAGAAAGAGATGGCTCAACAGAAAGCTCAACAACAAGCTCAACAGCAACAGATGATGGAACAGACTGGCGGAAAGGTAGCCGAGAAGATGGCACCTAAAGGCCCACAAATGGAGGCTCCACCTAATGAGTGAAGACCAGAAGATTGAACAACCTGCTGAAGCTAGAAAGGAAGTCCGTAAGAAGTCTTCCAAGACAGCTCCGGTAGTCGAACCAAAAGTAGAGCCAACTGCCAAGCGCAAAGATGGCCGTGAGTTTCGTAAGATGCCCTCCGGTGCAACTGCACTGGTTTAACTAAAGAGGTGAGATAGACATGGTACAAGCTGTAAATACAGGTTCTGCAGTGGATCACGAACAGACCGCTGCTCCAGAAGGTCATGACCAAGCGATGGCCGATAAGTTTGATGCTACCCAGGAAAAGGCATTGAACCCTGAAGGCACTCCTCCAGTTGAGGAAAAGCCTAATGAAGATGAGTTGATCCTCGGTAAGTTTAAATCCCAAGAAGAACTGGAAGAAGCTTATCGTAGTCTTGAATCAAAGCTGTCCTCCGGTAATAAGGAAGATACCACTACTGATGATAAGACCGGTGATGATGCTCAGGAAGAAATCAACAAGACTGCTGAAGAAGCTGTAGAGAAAGCTGAAGGTGTCGATATGGAAACCCTCAGTAGTGAATATGCTGAGAACGGTAGCCTTACTGATACTAGCTATGAAGCTCTCGAAAAGGCTGGCATTCCCCGCAACATGGTAGACCAATTCATTGAAGGTCAAGAAGCCAAAGCTGCTCAGATGGGTTCTGAACTCATGGGCCAAGTTGGTGGTGAAGAAGCCTTCGGTAATATGGTTGAGTGGGCCTCTTCCAATTTGGATGGTGAGTTCCTCGATCAGTATAACGCCGAGGTTGAATCAGGCGATGCCCGCCGTATGGAACAGGCAGTTAAGGCGGTGGCTTATGAGTACACCAAGGCCCGTCCCACTGAACCAAACCTAACAGGCGCTACCTCACAAGGTGGAGGCACTACCGCTGGTTATCAATCGATGGCCCAGGTTACTGCTGCAATGTCAGACCCACGCTATAAGAAAGACTCAGCGTATCGTTCTGAGGTTGAGCAGAAGCTGGCCGCATCTAACGTACTGTAAGGAGATCCTATGGCCCTCGGCACCGCAGCTATTGTCGGGGGTTTGTTTGACGTTGGTTCCAAAGTAATTGACCGACTGTTTCCAGACCCCGAACAGCAAGCAGAAGCTAAGAGAGAACTCCAGAAGCTTGAACAGGAAGGTGAGCTAGAACATATGTCTGTAAGGCTATCAGCAATCATGGCTGAAGCTAACAGTGAAGACCCATGGACATCTAGGGCAAGACCCTCGTTCATGTATGTGTTCTATCTGGTGATCCTCTTCCTCGTAATCATAGCGCCCTTAGTGGGTGTGTTCTATCCAGAACAGATGACACTCTTCTTTGATAATGTTTCCAAAGGATTCAAAGCTATCCCCGAAGAGTTATGGGCAACATTCACCGCAGGTTATCTCGGGTATGGCGCTTTCAGATCTTATGACAAACGACAGAAGGCTAAACCATAATACCCCACACCTAAGGAAGGACTTAAGGCTCTTCTATTAGTTCTGTATCTCTCTCTCTTTAGTTGAACACCCTCCGCCTCTTGCTCCGATCTGGAGTTACGTGGAGGTTTTTATCTTTTAGAAAGCCCTCGATGTGTATGGCGTACAGCTCGCACTGGCAGCAAAGCCGGTGAGCAATTCGTAATCCTACAGGATCTCCCGCTTAGAACCTTGGCCCGATGAGTCGGATAACTAATGTGAC